GATTAGAACATTGTACTACGTGAAAAAAAGCAAGATTTGTACAAAATATTTTTTAATTTTTTAGTTAGACAACGGCTCCGTGCGTCCGAAAATACGAACGTCTCCATCGATTTTGAGCGGCCCGAGCAGGGCCGACCGGAGCAGTTTTGGCAGTCCAACCAACCTTGTAAGGCAATGCATGCTGAACATTGTACTTAAAGTTGCGGGACCAACTGCCATAATTAAGACCGGAATGCTTCTTCTTTAAAAAAGATAATGCGTCACGACGCCAATAACTCTTCTTGTAACGATTCCTATGATAAGTACTAGATTTACCAACAGTAAAATCTCCAATAAAGTATCTTGAAGGGTGCATATCTGATAAGAGTTCATGATTAATGAATACATTACAACCTCTTAGCGTCCGTATCGTCCCCTATATCTTGGGGGATATCCTCTTCGGGGATTACGACGCACCCGAGTCCGAAAACGTCTAATAACCCTCGGACGAGTTGACGTATAACCCGAGCGAGTCTGGCGAGAGTATCTTCTGGTAGCATAAGAACGTGGCATGATAAATAATGACGATGTCACGAAATCTTAAATTTCGGCATCATCCATAACATCATCATTAGCAGTATCTCCATCCTGAGCGTGCTGACGACGCCCATTACTTTGCCCTTCACGAAGAATCTTCGCAGCAGAAATAATCTGGAAAGGATGGACACTAACACCACCAGGCGGCGCAGCTTGAAGCAAGTAAGGATTAACCTTACCACGAATATAAGCCTTCTTCGGGGGAAGAGTCTGTTTAGCAGCCTGCATAGTTTCGTGGTAATCGAAATCAATACAAACGTTGTGAGCAGAACACATATTCCCGGTAACTAAGTTATCACCATTCTTGGTGAACTCAGCAGACTGTAGTTGACCGTTAATAGCAACAAGAACGGATATAGTACTATCACAATACTGGTCGCCGTTAACATACGTACGGCCATTAGCAACATAACCACCAAAATTGATAGAAACATCCTTGCTTGAACCAGAAGGGATCCCGAACTTCATACGCTCCTTCTGAGTAAACTGAACATCCTCAGTCTTGCAATAACGTGACTCAGGCAAGAGCTTCACATAAGGGTTGCTAAACGTGTCAGACGGTCCAGGAGAATCCCCGCCTACCATCACAACCCCTTGAGAGCTCTGCTTCTGGACAACATAACCATCGTTAATAGCACGAACATACTGACGCAAAGGCTTCGAAGGAAAGGACCCATCATGCGCAGAATCTATCTGTGACGCTGGCTCGGCCTTCTGCTTTTTCTTCAAGACGATAATCTCAATAAAAGCACCAGTAGGGCCCTTATTAGAAAAAGACATCTTTACACCGCCATCACAAATCATCGGACGAATGATAGGACGGTTCAACGTCGGGATGTTAGGGTTGTAAGAAGTCCCAGAACCAGAAGCTTCGATATCAGCACTCTTGATCATATACGGCGAATTAATCGAAGACAAAGCATTAGTCTGGTTAAATAAAGTCGTGGTAAGCTCAGGAATCTCAGCATTCATGGATTCACTAGATTGCTTATTGATGAACGGCGCCATCAAAGCAAAACTCTGATTCTCAAGATCCGCCATATTGACAGGAGAGTAAAACACTTTACCGTTGTACTGGTCAGGGAGAGAAGCGGCACCAGCATTAAGATCCAGTGTATACACACCTGTCGTATTGACAAGAGGAGTCCCGTCAACATACGAGTAATGATAACCACTGTTATTGAAGGGCTTCAATATATAGGGATTTGACAAAACATTGTTGTTCGCTAACGTCGTCCCGCGATGACGATATGTAAACATATGCACGGAACGTTGCTCAGAATCACCTAAAACCTGGACCTGGGCCTCAAGGTTCATAGTCTGTTTACGGTTAAGCATGCTATGCAACCACGAAACGTTATCGTGATAGACAGCTTGACCCAACCGTAGAGTAGCAGACGGTTCAGCAGCAACACCTCCTGTAAACATATTCCTAGAACCAGGAACTGGTATTATCGTACGATTCGAGGCAACAGAAAGCGGATCAGTGTCTGTGGCGGGGCCGTCCGAAGAACGGGATCGCTTGTTAGACCACTTCCATCCTTTTCTTATCTTGTCAATGACATTCTTCGCACGAGCATAACCAGCCCCAGCTGTATTATCAACGCGCGCAGCAAATACAGGATCACTCATATACTTCATAGCATAGCCATAGGCAACACGGCCTACATTCATCTGTTCGCCCAAAGGGCCTACTATAACTTGTTGAGACATGGCAAATAATGACGATGACTCAAAATCTTAAATTTAATTAGCAGGATTAAAATTTGCAACTATAGCCTCTGGCTCGGGCACAGGCACTAACTCTCCTATCTGTCGAACCTCAGTAATACGACGAGTCAGCTGCACCAAATCCTCGCGAGTAGACCACATTACACCGGGAGGGTGAGGGGAGGTCACGTAAATTTTCCTGGTTATGCTCGTGCGAAGAATGTCATTGACAAGATAAGAAAAGGTAGAAAAATTGCAGCGATAGTCATCTAAAACGACGGGGGAAACTCCATCGTATCCGTCCCACCACTTGGAGGAGTCCATGGACTTCCAGAAGGCATCTTCTCCCGCTTCCTCGCGAGCAGCATGGCTCTTCCCTCCTCCTGTGGCTCCATGAAACCAGTGGACTTCCGTCTTAAAGGTACGGGGCTTGGAAAAGAGCGCGGCATAGGCAGTGAGTCCTCGGTTATATCGGATAAAGTCTCCGGGGTGATCCTCGGCGATGACCCTAATCGTCTCACCATCACGGAGACGCTTGCCAATTTCAGCAAGATCTGTCCGACTGCCTTGTCCAGGTCCGCTTGGACGGTCTCCAAATTCAACAAACCCGAAGGCTGCGGTGAGATCGCGCGATTCCTCTTTCTCACAGTAGGCGATAGCCTGGTCCGGAGTTCCGCGCGCGGGTTCGAGATGGGGTTTACAAGGGCCGAACAACTGGGACACTCCTGCAAGGGTCCTCGGGTTAGCGAATGACACGAATCCCTGCAGATGGGGCGTCCCTGTGGTTGGAGCAACCTCGGGCTGGTAGCATAGATATTTGGCCACCGGGGCCGAGGACTGGTCAATAAAGAGTCGTTGAGCATCTGTGTAGTTCGAAACGGTCCAGCACCAGTTTCGAGATCGTCCAGGCATTTCTCTTCATCCATTCTCAACGAGATTGACTCTCATGTGAAACCTGGACAAAGAAATGACCAGTCTACCGTACGTACGCAATAACTGCGCCAAACGGTGGGACAAATACGTTGAAATGATTCAACGGAAAGTCCTGGCTAATGCGGCGGACAAAAAGGCTTCACGGGGAAGTATGCTCTGGCGCGCACCACAAAGGTGCGTTATCGCCAGTAGGACCTTACTAGGCTTCGCCATTCCACCGTACCCGAAAACAACTCCTAACGGAATCTCAATTTTAGGGTAGCGGGGCAGCCAAACAGGTAACCACACCAAACTGCTTTTTCATCCTTCGACAGACGACCGCTGGGAAGAGTTGAAAAAAAAGTTTATGTAAACCACGAGAAACGACCGTACGGACGGTCGATGGTAACAAAAAAGGGGAACCATTTTCCCACAGAAAAGGTCCCCTATAGTGGGATAAATCCCACATGGGAACTTTGTGCACAAAGGTAGTGCACAAAAGTGACATGGGTAATACTAGCCATGTCACTTATCCGTTACAGGAAAATACACTAGTCCGTTAGACTAGTGTCCGTTAGGGTGGATTTTCCGACAAACAAAAATTACAGAAATTCAAAATATTTTGAACCAAATAAAAAAGGTAAGATTTGTACATTGTACAAAGTTAAAAAAAGCAAGATTTGTACACATTTTTTTTTTATTTTTTAGTTAGACAACGGCCCCGTGCTTCCGAAAATACGCACGTCTCCAACGATTTTGAGCGGACCGAGCAGGGCCGACCGGGGCAGTTTTAGCAGTCCAACCAACCTTATAAGGCAATGCATGCTGAACATTGTAAATAAAGTTGCGACGCCAACTGCCATACTTAAGAGATGAATGCTTCTGCTTTAAAAAAGATAATGCGTCACGACGCCAAACAGTTTTCTTGAAACGGTTCCTATGATAAGTATTAAGCTTACCGTGAACACGGTTACCCACACTGTGTCCTGATAAAAACATAATAGATCAGAGTGCATGATTAATGACTAAATTACAATTTCTTAGCGACTATATCTGCCTCTAAATCTTGGGGGATATCCTCTTCGGGGATTACGACGCACCCGGGTCCGAACACGTCTAATAACCCTCGGACGAGTTGACGTATAACCCGAACGAGTTTGGCGAGAGTATCTTCTGGTAGCATAAGATCGCGGCATCTTTAAAATTATGACGATGACACGAAATCTTATAATTAATTAGCAACACCAGAAGTGGTAGACGTACCGTTACCGGTACAACAACGAATAGACTTTTCCTGGGGTAACAAAGTACCAACATCTGGAACAAAAGTGCCAGGAGCAGTGCCATCTGTGATGGTCTTCTTGATACCGCCATGATTGTACAGTATCTTGTTCTGAGGAGGTTGGTACATACACGGGCCAACCTTCTCCTCATACGCACAATAAAACTGAATATTGGCAGAGGAAAACTCGTCACCTAAACGAGAATTAATAGGTAAACCCTGAGCATCAGGGTTAGCAAGCAAGAGAGTAGACCGGCAACCTTGGACCGATATAGTAATAACATAAGTATGCTCGGTCATACAAGGAGCTATAACACCCTTATCGAAAGGATTAAGATCCTGAGGTGTTGTAGTAGGAATATTGACAGGATTAAAAACCTCTCCAGGAAGTTGAAATACAACATCACGCCGAGCACCAGACGTCAAAGCAAACGTCTGCCTACCGACTTCACTAAAGTCAACATTACGCTGACGCGTACGCTTTAGTTGGGGCAAAAAAGGAAAATGAGGATTCGTCTGAATATCATCACCAGTAGGAACACGGCCATCATAGGCCTCAGTGGAGGCAATAGCATTGTTGTTGTTAATCCAACCATCAGCCATGGCCTCAATAGACTTGTTCATAGGATACTCAAGATTATTCTCATAATCGGAAATACGATTAGACATGAGATGAGTCTTCTTAACCTTAAAAAGGATAAGCTCAATCTTGGCAGGACCCTGGCCCTTGTTCATGAAGTTATACGAAACAGTACCTTCATTAAAACAGGCCTTCCACTGCCAACCAGCAGGACGATTTTGTCCTCCAGGTTTAGGATCAGCATTAACTTCGTTAACAAGCTGAAGCTTACTAGATCGAGAATGTGCATTAGCAGCAAAAGTAGGGACATCGTCATGCAATAAAGTAGTGGCAACAGTATTGTTGGCATTGGGAGCCGGCTTGAAACGATTAGCATTCCAAGACATATCCTCCAAATCAGAACGATTGTCAGGTGCCCAATACATCTGCTTGTTAATCATGTCGCGAAAAGGCTGAGTGTTTGCAGGCAGAACCTCAGCACCAACGACGGGGACGCCAAAAATATTAACCGCAGGAGTATAATCCTCGATATTAGAAGGCAACAAAATGTTTTTCTTAAACGCGCCAGGATACGGCGCAGGACTAGTAGAAGAAGAAACATCTTGAGACAAATTATGACGGAAAACCTCATGGTGAAAACGACGTTCACCAATAGGAACAAGAATACGCCCTGCCCACGATGTACGCGAAATTCCAGAAGCCTGAAATTGCTTCATGAAATGCGAAAAGTGGTCGGGATAAATCTTAGGTCCCGCGATGAATTTAAGAGGAGTCATATGACTCTCTTCCATGAGAGTATTGCTTTTACCAAAGTACTCATCATTTTTAATCAGGTCATCAATAGAATTCTTAGACTTCTGAACAGACTTGATTCGAATCTTAGTAAGAGGCTTCTTGTGCCTCTTATTCGGAGCAATAGTAATAAGCTCCGGACCCTTATGATAAATGGACTTGGTAGGAGCAGTGCTAGGAGCAACGAAGTCAGCCAATTCGTCAAACTTACGTTTAGCAACGTTAACACCAGCATCAACAGCTGTCTCCAAACCGTATTGCATAACACGGCTAACACCTTCGTTAAGAATTTTTTCAGTAGCAATAGTCATCTTATAAATAATGACTACTTACTTAAATCTTATAATTACGAAGGAACAAAACCAGGAACAATAGCATCTGGTTCAGGAACAGGAACTAACTCGCCAATCTGTCTAACTTCAGTAATACGCCTAGTCAACTGAACTAAATCTTCGCGAGTAGACCACATGACAGTAGGAGGGTGAGGCGACGTTACAAAAATTTTCTTGGCAGCAAAATTGACAGTACCACCCTTAACCTCCAACTGTAAAGGGTACTCGTCAAACAAACGCAACAAGAAAGTAAAGGTAGAAAAATTGCAGCGGTAGTCGTCTAAAACGACGGGGGAGACCCCGTCGTATCCGTCCCACCACTTAGAGGAGTCCATGGACTTCCAGAAGGCATCTTCTCCTGCTTCAGTGCGCGCAGCATGGCTCTTCCCTCCTCCTGTGGCGCCATGAAACCAGCAGACCTCTGTCTTGAAATTTCTGGGCTTCGAAAAGAGGGCGGCGAAGGCAGTGAGTCCACGATTGTATCTGATAAAGTCACCGGGGTGATCCTCGGCGATAGTCCTAATCGTTTCACCATCACGGAGACGCTTGCCAATTTCAGTAAGATCTGACCTACTGCCTTGTCCAGGCCCACTAGGTCGGTCTCCAAATTCGACGAAACCGAAACCGGCGGTGAGGTCACGCGATTCCTCTTTCTCACAATAGGAGATGGCCTGTTCAGGGGTGCCGGCGGTAGGTTCAAGATGGGGTCGACAAGGGCCGAACAACTGGGACACTCCTGCAAGGGTCCTCGGGTTTGAAAATGACACGAATCCCTGCAGATGGGGCGTCCCCGTGGTTGGAGCAATCTCGGGCTGGTAGCATAGATATTTGGCCACCGGGGCCGAGGAACCGTCGATAAATGCTCGTTGAGCATCTGTGTAGTTCGAAACGGTCCAGCACCAGTTTCGAGATCTTCGAGACATTTCTCTTCTTCCATTCTCAACGAGAGTACTTGTTGAACGAAATCGGGACGAAGAAATGACCAGTCTACCGTACGTACGCAATAACTGCGCCAAACGGTGGGACAATTACGTTGAAATGATTCAACGGAAAGTCCTGGCT